GCAGTGGGTCGGATTGAAAGTTCAGCACTAGCATCGTAAATCAAAGGATCGGCTTCAAAAATGTATTTGCCAGTAATCGGAGTGAAATTATTGCTATTATCTAAGCCATTAGATGCAATAAGAATATCACCATCTATCGTTACTGAGGTATATATGCCGCTATACGGTACAACATCTATGACTTGCCCAGCTTGTACTTCAACAAATCCCGATGATGCTTCGGCGTGCGAACTTGATGTATCAATGTTCCACGCAGCATCTGCTTTAACATAGTATTGAATGCCATCGTCTGGAACAACAATTGGTCCTCCACCTGGTGGTGTCCATGGCTCGTCATCAAGATATGACCCACCGAATCCACCAGAATTACTTCCAACTGTTCCACCATCAATAACAATGCCCAGTATAGGCAAACCACCTGAGTCATTACCATCTGTTTCATCACAATCGGTAGAAACTACAGTTACTGATCCAGTTCTGATATGGATTGGTAGTGGAGAAGGAGGATCTGTCCATATGACGGGGGGTGGTTCTGCTATAAAAGGTGGCGGTCCAGGTGGATCGATGGGGCCGTCGGGGCCCAGTTCATTAACATTGATAACCGGTCCGCATCCTATATTCATTTCTGAAGATGATAAAAACTTGTCGCTCGTTTCAGTAGCAGCATCAGAATTAAAAAAGTTAAAAAATAACTGATCGCGTTCTGATAGCCCGGTAACAACATCTGGAATCGGAGAATGATTACCGTAATAAAACTTTACTTGGCCTGCGCTTTCAAACACCAAGTCTCCGCCTGGAAACTTCACCAGATATTCTGTATCTGCAGGACGTGAGCCGACTATGTACTCAAAAGTAAGAGAAATAGCAGAAGTAATCTCGCCTTCGGTTACTGCCCAAACATCAGTTTCAATATTGTAAAATAATGTGAATGTAGATACACTTAGATTTGATATGAACGTAGTAATATTATTTATTTCAGTAGTAGTAAATTGTGAACGCAACCGCTTCACATATTTGGTAGCAGTTCCTACAGTTGGAGGTGACCGATCTAACGTTATTGAAACGTCATCGACATTCATAACAATATACCATTCATCATCAATCAAAAAATGTGAACGTTCTGTTACATCTTCTATCTCCAGACCGAAAACTGTTATAATTCCAGACAACGAATCTGTGGTATTTGCTGCCCAATAAGAATCTGCGAGATCAATGGTTACGAACTGAGAATCTTTGAATGTATAGTAATAATGATTCAGTAATGAAAAATTACTCAACAGATTTGAAATATCACTTGTTATAAATTTTTGTATGTTATCAAATTCGCGATTGAAGTCAAATCTTATATATTTTGTTTCTGTGTCCATGAATATTGAACCGTCTGTTCCATTTACACTAACAGAAGAATGATGCCCAGTTACGTCATCTATATCCATATATCTCGATTTGCCAGCATACGTAGTGTTAAATGACTTTATTTTTGATACAACACTTGTTCCCAAAGTCAAGGGATAAATGTTATAATCTTGGACGTTAGTCATTCTATCTTGTGTATAATAGTTCTGTGGTGCTAATCTACGAACACTCTCGTAAGTTTCCGCAGAAAAGTTTTCAATAAAGTCGGATGAACTAGCAAGTGTCATGGTTAATTTATATGACCTACCATTATTGCCAACATATGGTATTATAATTTTTATATCTTCTATGTCGTCTTTATCAACAAAAAAGTCTTCGTTGTCGGTTGTTCTGTACCATACCCGATATTTTCCATATGGTGCCACTCCGAACAATCCATCTGGATATTGAATTTCGATAATGTTTTCTGGAAAGGTATTAACCGCAAAAAGATTATTGGTTCCATCTTTGAAACTATGATATATTGCGTTTTCTCTCGTATTGTTATCAACCTTAAACAACGAATCCATAATATTGTTATTATAGTCTAATTTTTGTACCCAAACATCTGTATTGGAAATATTTTTATCCAAAATACTTTCTGTGCGATTTGATACTTGTCTTGTATAGTTGAAATCTTTATACTTCAGTGTACCTAGTTTCGCATAAACAAAAAATCCTGATCTATTACTGGCAGCACCCAAATTATCATTTCGGTATATAATGCCCATATTTTGTGTTTTGTCTGGTTCTGCTTCAATTACACCATCAGACGTAATTTCTGGACGGACTATTTCAATCGGTCGATTCTTTCCTGCAATATCAGTAGCTGATCTATAGACAACAGATTTACTTGCCTTGTCCTCATTGATTGAATGAAGAGAATGTTCTATATTTAAAAACGTCGCGCTGGCGTCTGGATCACCAACTCTCGAATTTTGATTTAGCGCAGCATTCAGGATAGACACAAAATTATCATACCAATCTACTACGTTGACATCATTCCAATATATAGGAATATTTCGCATAGGATTACCATCACTATCAACGATGTTTTCGGACGTTTGGATTGAAACTATCTTCATAAATCCACGAGCATTAGTTGGACGCGAACGATTATAACTTAATGTCTTTGCCATACGAAGAATACTTTCACGTCTCTCAGCAAGATCAAAAAAGTTTTCTCTGGTGTTCATATCCAATCTAAACGCAAGTGAATGTCCTAGATATGCTACCAAATCAAGAATCGCAATAAATTCAGAACTCGCAATAAAGTCATTGAATTTGTCGGGATACGTATTTCGAACATACGTGATTAATGCTTCGCGAATATCATTAAAATCATACGCTTTTAAGCTAATGTTTGTAAACGCAGTATATACAGCATTCCAGCTTTCACTGGCAAACAATTTGTCTACACGTTCTTGGGCCATATTATTCTCTTTCCAGATTGATGTTCAATTCAATAATTTCAGCAGATGGTACTATACTAACACGCAATAACGCATTTATTGTGTGTTCAGTATCAAATACATCCATACTTATTAGTTTTACTCTAGGGTCGTGATCAATTATATACTGTAAATCTTCTTCTACCAGTATAATCGTTTCTTGCGTCAATGGTTCAAATACTAGCTCGTGGATTATTGACCCAAATGTTGGCATCATTACTCGCTCGCCTTTGCGAGTCATTATATGATTCATCAAATCTTCAATGACCAAATCTTTGCCACGTAACACGTTATTTATTGCGCGTGAATGCTTCGTACTAAATCCGCGATACTCTATCATTGAAAAAATCCCAGTGCTTGTTATGATAGTATTTATCTTTTTATAAACTTCGTATATTTTGATGTTGACACGTCAGCGATGCTATGTTATTATAAACTATAATAAGGAGTAAATTATGAATGATAATATTTATATTTCAGCGGTGACGCATTCTTTTGATGAAACAATATCTATTTCTTACGATGATGTTTTATATCTCCATGACGACAAGAAGTATATATCAATTCCAGTATACACATACGATGAGTTATATCGCCAACAAGGATTATATCATGCAGAGAAAAATCGTGCGAATGAAGCTGAAGAAATACTAGCACTACTAAAAATAGAAGTAACTGGACTTCAAGAAAATCTCCAAGAAGCTTACAAAAAGATCAAGAATCTAACATAAGTTAGTATAATCAAAGGTAAATAAAATTATGATCCCATATGTAGTAGAACAAACATCGGCAGGTGAACGTTCATATGATATTTTTTCACGCCTACTGAAAGACAGAGTAGTGTTTTTAAATGGTCCAATTACCACTGCTATGTCTCCTGTCATCGTAGGACAGTTAATGTTTTTGGAAGCAGAAAATTCAGAAAAAGATATTCACTTGTATGTGAATTCAGGCGGAGGTGAAATTACCGCTGGCTTTGCTATATATGATACTATGCAGTTTATCAAACCAGATGTTTCTACTACCGTTATTGGACAAGCTTGTTCCATGGGATCATTTTTAGCACAAGCAGGAGCACCGGGTAAACGGTATATGCTTCCTAACGCACGTCATATGATCCATCAGCCATCAGGTGGCGCTCGTGGCATGGCATCAGATATTGAGATTTCATATCGGGAAATACAGTTCATGAAAGAACGATTGACACAACTATATGTCAAACATAACACTGGTGGTAAAACGTATAAAGATTTTGAAGAATCAATGGATCGTGATACATTTTTATCTGCTGAAGAAGCAATAACGTGGGGACTAACAGATACTATCATAACACATCGTCCAGTGTAATAAGATATAACAGTGCGTTACGCTGTTATCCAATTATACTGACGATAAAATTCAACCGATAGATGCCAATATTGATAAAAAAACTTGTCTCTCTTTCGAATCGTGCTATAATATATATGAAAGCAAAGAAAGAGAGATAAAATGACTACAATCAATGAAGCAAAGGCAATATCGCGTCAGTTACACTCTATTCATCGCAATAAATATATCACATCTCAAAAAGAAGAGTATTACGAATTTTGCGCAGAACAGAAAGCGTGTGGGTATGAGGTGGTATCATTTGAAGAATATATTGGAGAACGTAATTTGAAAGATGAGTTTGTAGAATTCTATGCAAACTTGTCTTCGCAAGAACTCCAGGAGTATTAACATGACTATTTTTCGTCATAAGAAAAACCGATTGCTTTATACCATTATTCAAAATTGTGGACGTTATGGTAGCGCATATGAAGCGCATCCATATAATCACACAGTTGAAGTTGGTATAATTCAGAAGCGAAGGTTCCGCAAATTTAAAGTAAATATGAACCTAAGCGACTTTGAAGCAATCGCGTATACTTAAAACCCCGGGACATGACTGAACATTCTGGCAATGGACATTCTTCGTTTAGCAAGAGATTCATCTACCCGTCCATTACTAAATTTCATACCGGTTTGTATTGCGTCTGTAATCAAGAAATAATCTTCTCGGTTCAATAGTATTGTTATAGGACTATCTTCAATAGTATCAACTCCCTCGTAAAAATAATGTACCAATAGAGCATCCCATTGTGGTTGTCCAAGTTGTACTAAAATATTGTCTCTAATAACGTTGCCTATGTGCCTTAGTTGTTTTTCTAGAAGAAAGTTAGCATCGGCGATTGTAATTCTACCGTCATTGATGTATATTCGCTTTGATTCTACAGTAATATATCCTATTTTTATTTCAATTTCTGATACCTTATATCCATATCCCAACACCAACGAATTATTCATTTTGAGTGTAGGTTTGTTTTCTTTAATCAACAGATTTTTACTTAAATCTGAAAATATTAACTCTGATGGATAAAAAGTTTTTACTCGTATTGGAGATAAAACATACTGTGGATTTTTACCATCAGCATATCCCACTCCCAAATATGTTCCATCCGGTGTTATTACATTCAATGGCATTTGAATATAGTTTAGTAGCGAACCTTGTTTTTTATCATATATCATTTTTTTGCCTTACCGATTTCCAAATATGGTATCCCCTATTACTCTGTTTACAGGATTTGATCTCATTCCATACAAGAAAGTTATATCTGTTCCTCGACCGTATGCGGCCGGGTTGTTTGAAGTAAAATTGAACCAATCTCTATCTACAGCATTCAAATATTGGGTCGAATTTATTATGTGACCTCTGGTGTCTGTTGTCATATTTGTAAACCAAGTAGATGGCTGATGACCATTCGCCCTGGTTCCGGTAACTGCTTGAAACTGATTTCTTGCGTGTAACTGATCAATTACACTCGTACCGTACCCATTGAAATTAGTTCTTGCTCTATTCAATATAACTCCCATAACTGCTCCTCGTTCTTGTGGATGGGCGGATGCCTCTGCCGCTGTTGCCCTTACTAAATACTCCCATTCTTGATCGGACATGGACCTTCCCAAATAATTTTCTGCGTTTGATCTAGCATCTGATTCTCCTGCAACAGAGCCAGTGCTACTCAACTCTCCTTGTTCTCCTTGTTCTCCTTCAGAGTTAGCAGGGTGATATGGTCCATCTCCATAAACGCCATTCAGATGATTTCGCATAACTTGTTCGTATGGTGTTCCTTCTAGCCCTTCGAACTCGTATCCAAATCCCCACGCTTGCCTGCCACCTGATCTCATATCAAAATGGAAACTGCTTGAATATATACCAATTCCTTGAAATCCAATCGCACTAGCAACTTGAATTATTTCTTGTCTTTTAGCTGTCACTCCGCCATCAGTAAAAACAATGTCAAGCGCAAGTGCCTGCATGTGTAGGGAATTTTCTGCGCCACCGACGCGCCTGTTATGTTCTGGAG